ATGAACTCCTGAGACGACTTGATGGCGTTCTCAATGTCCGAAAGGCTTGCGCCTTGAGCGACCCTCTCAAGCCAATAACGAAGGCCAGCGACGTCATCGAACGCAGAGCGACCGAGCGAGTCCTCGTAGAGGGAATTGATCGCGGCGGCCGTAGAGGCGCCGGTTTGTCCACCGCCGACATTGCCGCCGCCAGCCGTCCCGCCGCCAGTGGAGCCGCCACCGAGCTGGCCGCCCTGCTCAAGAACGCTGATGTCCTTGATGGCGTTCAACTGGTCCCAAAGGCTCTGGTTGGAAAGGAACTCGACGTTGCTCTGCGTCGTGGTCGTCGTGTCTTTGCCGGGCGCGAAAGTCGTCGTGTCGGGGGTGATTTCGCTGCGGCCGATCGTGACGCTCGGAATGCTGGAAAGAGCGTCCTCGACGCTCATGCGCCCAGCCATCACCTCGGCGATGTCGTCGGCTCGAACGCCCGCAAGGGCCAGATTATTTTCCACCTGAGCCTGGGCGATGGATATGGCGTCTGGATTGCCATACAAGGCCTCAAGCTGCTGATTGATCTCAGCGACCTGCTCGGGAGAAATGCCGTAGTAAGGCGCGTAGTCGGTCGCGACCTCGCTCGCAACTTCGTTCGTGACATCCGACCGCGCGCCCTCATTCAAGGCGGCGTCGTATGCAGAATTGAAGGCTGAATTGAACGCGCCTTGCAGAGAGGTGTTGCCAGTGTCGACGATCGCAGACTGAACTGCGGCGGCGAAATCGGCATTGTTCGACAAGAACTCGGCAGCCTCGCCTCGAGCTGCGGCGTCAGCCATGAGCTGGATGAAATCCTCAATCATGTTGAGGTTTGGCGCCTCATTCGTAGAAAGCGCCGAGAAGTCGTCGAACTCCGAGTAGTCTCGGTCTTGGTTCAGAAGGTTTGAGAAGATATTGGCGCCCGTCGTGACATCGCCCGGCGAGCCAGTCACATTGGTGACGTCGCCAATATAATCGGCGCCGTAGACGTCGCGCACGTCGCGGCCATACTCGTCGGTGTAGCTGTCGTTCCCGTCCGTCGTGCCGCCGCTGGTCGTGTCACCCCCGGTCGGATCCCCGCCGGCAGGCTCACCGCCCCAGTTCGCGCCGCCCATCTCGCCGCCAGACGACCCGAGATCGCTGCCGCTGAAGCCGCTGTCGCTGTCACCGCCCCAGCCGCCTCCCCAGCCTCCACCCCAGCCGCCGCCTTCGCTGCCGCTGTCGCTCCCGCTGTCACCCCCGCCGCCGTCATCGTCGAAAGACATCAAGCCAGTGCGGGGATTGATCTCGCCCGAACCTCCCAAAGCCTTCAAGACCGATGCCTCTTTCGGCGTGATCTGGGCAATGATCTTGTCTTGATTGATGCCGAGGTCGGCGAGCTTCTTCAGAAGCGCCTGCACCTCTTGCGGGCTGTAGGTCTGGCCGCCAGCCTTGATAGGCTTGGCTGGCAGCCCAATGCGTCCGGCGGTCTGATCGTTCATGGCGAGCCCTCTCACCCTCTTATAGCACGATCTTTGAGGGCGCGCCTGAGATCACCCATGAGCTGATCGCCGCGCTCCTTCGTCACCCGCTCAGACAAATCACGCAGGACGGGCAGCGCCTGCGGGTTGCCCTCAAGACGGGCGCTCAGGTCGAGGATGTCCTCGCTCAGGATGTTCTTGGCGTAAAGAGAGGCCTGCTCGCGCGGCATCTCCGGCGTCTTCTGCCGGATCATGTACGCGAGCTGGGGCTTGTTGATGTTATGCTCGGCCGCAAGCTTGCGGAACGAGACTAGAGCGCGCTGGATTTGAGCCTGCTTCGACTTGGCCTGCCCGCCTTCGGCGTAGCCTACCGCCCCGCCTTCGGCCCGCTCTTCTTTGAACCTGCGGAGGGCTTGCTCGAGGCTTTCGTTGCGCTTGAGCCCGTATTGTTCCGCGAACTTCCGATCAACTGCCTCGACCCTTGGGGCGAGAAAATCTGATAGGTACTCGAGAACATCGGGTCGTCCTGCGGCACTAATCCGAGAAACGTAGTCTTCGCCATTTGGTTTCTCCTTCCAATTATTAGAAACCAGATCCCCATCGCTGCCAAAGACGCGGTATCCCGCAGCATTGTCTATGCTATCAGACTGGATGATCCGGTCAACTTCCTTGTGGAAGGCCCGCTGGTCTTTAGCGTCGCCGAAGTTCAGGATGCGGACCTGATTGTCGCCAACAGGGATCAGCGCAACGCTGCCGCCGAACTTCTCGTCGAGCATATTGCCGATGTTCATGATGTCATCGCGCGACAGAGGCTTCTCGAACTGGTACTCCATCCCGTTGGCCTTCGTGACCTGCGGATTGTAGTACGGGCGGTGATAGCCAACGCCGTCCTGCTTCAGCAGCAGGCCCATGGCGTTCGCATAAAGCTCGATCGCAGCACGCGACGCGCTGTCGATCGTCGGCTGCTGGCCAGCCGCCTTGATGCGCGTTGCGCCGACCTGCGTCAGCGTCGCGGGATTGCTCACGTTCTCCCAATAGCCTGGCGCGTCGATGCCGCCCGGCGAGAGGATGTTCAGGTAGCTCGCCAACAGATCGCGGCCCTGGTCGTCCTGCAACGCGCGCGACATGTCCATGTGGTACTCAGCGCGCGCCTCCGGCGTCAGATCGCCGATGCCGTCGAGATGGCCGATCTTCGTGCTGGGCACCGCCTCCCATGACACGTAGGCGAGGTTCTGGTCGAGGAAGTCGGAGAAGTCTCGAGCGGCAGCCGTGATCGCTTCTTCTGTGATGTCCGCGCCGAGCGAGGCTTCGCGCACCATATTGGCAAATGCGCCTTCGTTGCCCTCAATCACCTCGAACTTCATCTTGCCGGGGTTCTGAGGGTCAGGGATCTTGCGGGCAATGCCCTGCTCGATCGCCGCAGCGCGCACGGCGTCCTTCACGCCTTCCTGCCGCGTCTTCATCGCGGTCCAGATCGCAGCCTGAACCTGATGCGGGCGCCAGTCGAGATCCTTCGCCAGATCGGCCGTCAGGCGCTCCATGAAGTCGTACTTGGCGCCAGAGCCGATCGCATCGCTCTCAAACCCGAATGCGCGGGCCATCCAAAGGTCTTGCGTCGATCCTTGCAAGCGCGTCGGGTCGATCTGCACCATCAAGTTGTTGTAGAAATTGTTGATCTTCCGGCCCTCGAACGGAATGTCCTCGTTCATCACGAGGTGCGCCTTCAGATCACGGTCAAGCGTCGCAATGTTCTCGTATGCGTTCTTCGATCCATGCTGCGCGATCAAAAACCGCTTGCCGCTGTCGTCGAGCGGTATCTTCGTGAAGCCAGCCTTCGACCCGCCCAGCTCCTTGACGTAATCGTTTGCCGCCTTGATCGTCGGGAACGAGATGTCCTTGTCGATGATCTTGCCATCCCAAAGCTTCTCGCCCGCCAGCGCGCGGTTGTACGCCTTCACCGCATTCTGCGTGTTCACGTCGACTGCCGTCTGCGGGCTGTAAATCGCAATGAGCTGGGCGAACTTGTCGGCCTGATCTTTGTCACCACCGACGAAGTCGAGGATGCGGGAGCTGGATCGCTCGTACCATTCCTTGCCGATCTTCCCTTCAATCGCCAAGCCCTTTAGGTCTTGATAGAGAAGCTGGATCGCTTCTTCGGCTGGCAGATCGTTGTACCGCTCGACCATCTTGCCGATCTGCGTGCCGCGCACGTCGTCGAGCAGAGACGCCATCTCTTCAGGCGACGAGCCAGCCTTTCCTGCGAACTTAGCGGCTTCAACAGCCTGATCGGCGCCCTCGCGCGCCGCCGTTTCCACAACGTCTTCGGCCTCACGCACGCCGGCCTTCGCCGCCGCTTCGGCGCCCTCGACGCCAGCCTTCATGCCGCGCTTGGCGAGACGCGCAGCGGTGCCGGCGAGCGGCGCAGTGCCTGCCGCCGCTACTGCCGCGAGCTGCCGGAACATGCTCGCCTTCTTCTCATCGCCTGCGGCCTCGGCCTCCGACGCCATGCGCGAATACTTGTCGGCGTCCATGCCGGAGCGGATTTCGCTGACAACTGGAACCAAGTCGAGCGCGAACCCAAGCGGGTCTTCCTTGATGCCCTGCGCGATCATCGAGCCAGCCTTGCCGATGTCGGACGCCAGACGCTGCGACGGATCAGGGCTCGCAGACACGTCGCGAGCGTAGTCGGCGACGGTGCCGGGGATTTCACGCGCGCCCTCGCCGATCGTCGCGATGGGGCGAGCGAGAGGCGCGCCGATGGCCGCGAGCCGGTCGGCCGCCGCCTCGTAAGCGCCGGGAGCCCTGCCTTCCTGCTCAATGCCCTCCATGCCGGTGAAGCCGCCCATCGGGTCGAAGCTCGGCATGACAGGACCGCCGTTCGCGAAGTTGAAGCGGTACTCAAGGCCCGCGTTCACGTCGCGGCGCTGGGGATTGTAGGAGCCGTAGGCCCCGAGACCGCCGCGCCCGACGTTCACGCCGTAGGTGCGGCCGCCCGGCCCCTGCGACGCCTGCACGCCGAAGTAGGCGTCGGGGTCGAAGGGCTGGGCCATCACGCCGACCGTCCGCTCAGGGCGAGCGCCGGGGAAGAATGGCTGGGCCTGCTGGTAGGTGACGCGCGCAGGGCCGACCTGAGCGCCGAGAGCCGCGAGCCCGGCGACCGGCGCCTGCGTGCGCGGATCGGCGGCCACGACGCCCATCGCCGACAGCGGCCCCGCCGATCCCTGCACGCCCGCCTGACGAGCCAGGCCGACGCCAGGCACGCTCTTCGCGCCGGCGAGAGGCGCTGCGGAGGCGGTCGGCTGGCGCATCGTGCGTTCGATCCGCTTCATGGTGTCGGCGGCGGTCTCTGCTTGGGCTTCGAGCGGCAGGTCGTAATCAGGCTGCATAGGGGTTCACCTTCGGCCGGTCGTCGCGCGGCGCAGGGTCGCGCGGGTCGATCTTCGTCGTGTTGATCATATCACGGTCGGCGAGATAGCGCAGTCCCTGCACCGCCGCGTCCATCAGGTCGTCGTGGTCGATCGAGCCCTCGCCCGAGAAGGTGCACATCTGCTCGATCAACGGCTGCGCCCAGCTCCGGGGCTGACCGGGGAGCTTGTCGCTCTCGACGACCCAGACGTGACCGCCGGCGACGATCGGCGAGATGGCGTGCAGGCGATCGAGCTTGCGGGCGCGGCCGGGATTGTAGACAGCCGCGATGACGCCCTCACGAGCCAGCGACTGCCGTAGGCTGATCCCCGATCCCTTGTCCTCGATGAGCAGCACGTCGGGCTTGCGCCCGCTCTCCTCCATGTAGGCGGGCCCGTAGAGTGGCTTCATGATGGCGCGTTCGCGCGGGGCGTAGACCGCCTTCAGCTCCTGCTTGGTCCGCTTGATCAAGTCGGGGAAGCCCAGCCGGTCTTGCCAGCAGTCGAGAAGGATGATCGACCTTTTGCTTTTCGGGCCCTCGAACAGGCCCCAGACCACGCAGGCCGAATAGTCGGGATCGCCGCGCGTCGTCGAGCCGGTCTCCTCGGTGAAGGCGGTGTCGAGCGACATGACGATGAACTCCAGCTCAGGCAGCGGCCGATCGTGCGGCCAAAGCTTGAACCATGACCGCCGGATGATGCCCATTTCTTCAGGGTTGATGACCTCGGCGTGGATTTCTTGCCGGCCGATCGTCGTGCCCTCGTAGCGCAGGATCTGGTCGCGGAACGTCGGCGCAAGGTTGGCCAGATTGTCGTAGGTCGTCGCCCTCGTCACCTTCACGTCCGTGCCCTCGCGGGCCAAGAGCTTGCGGATGATCTGGTTCGGTTTCGGGGTGGTGGTGCAGATCAAGCGAGGCTGCTCGCCGAGGCGCATGCCGAACATCAGCAGGTCGAAGGCCTCGTCGGCGTATTGCCACGCCGCCAGCTCGTCGAGCCACCCGCCATGGAACTGCGGGCCACGAAAACGCTCAGGCTTCTCGGCCGTGATGCCCTTGATGAGCGAGCCGTTCTTGAGCTTCAACTCGACGTCCGACTTGTTGAAGACGTCGACCAGCTCTCGAGGGACGGAGTTCAGCAGGCCGCTCTCGCCCTCGAAGCAAACGCCGAGCAGGTCGCCGTAGGTCGGCGCCGAGACGAGCCACCGGGTGCCGGGCTGGAGGACCGCCCAGCTCCCCAGCACCTCGGCCGCTGTCCTCGTCTTACCGGCGCCGCGCCCGGCGAGCATCAGCCAGATCGTCCAGTCGCCGGCGGGCGGGATTTGGTGCGGCAGCCGCTTCATGTACCAGCCGAGCTGCCAGTCGGCGATGGCGCGCTCGCTGGGGGAGAGCTTCTCCCACAGGGCGCGCATCTGTTCAGCGTCGACCATCAGTTGCTAGTGGCCTTGGGCGCCATGGCGAGGGCCAGGAACGTCGCCAGGTGTTCGGACGGCGCGCTCGTCACCTCGACGTCGGCCTTCACCTCCACCTTGTCGCCCCACCGGCGAGGCGCCAGACGGGCGGCGCGCCATTGGTGCGCGTGGACGCGCAGGCGATCGGCCTCGGCCGTCTCCTTCGTCGTGTTCTCGGCGATCTCGGCGATGCGAGCCGCGCTCCAGTCGGCGAGACCCTCGCGCGCGCGCGCGATACGAGCATCGAACTCGCGGTGTTCATCCATCCACCTGTAGACCGTCATCCTCGAAGGCATCCCCTCGAGCTTGCAGATGGCGACGAGGTCCATGCCCTCCTCGACCATGAGCGTGCAAATCTTGTCGGCGATCTCGATCGAGTAGCCCGAAGGCTTGCCCGGCTTCTTGTGTTCCTCTGGCGGCTTCCGCTTAGTCATGCAGCCTCCAACTATGCTGTGGGATGCCCCCGGTCGCGCGGCGCTGGATGGGGACTCGGCGAAGACGACCGGGGGCTGGTCTCGGGGTGCGTGACCGAGACCATTCTGGAATGTATCACATGTCTAGGGACAGCGCGAAGACGATGATCGCGAACCCGAGGACGAGGATAGCGAGGAAGATGGCGGTCGTTTCCATCACTGGAACTCCCTCTCGATCGCGGCCTGCCCGAGCGGTGTGTCGGCGAGCATGCCCAGCGCGCTCATGTAGACGGCGAGGAGTTCTTCCTCGGTCTTGCGTTCGGATGCGTCCTTTTTGCGGAGGGCGATCACTTTTCGGAGGATTTTGACGTCGAACCCATTACTTTTGGCCTCGACGTAGACGTCCTTGATCAGGTCGGCGATGTCCGCCTTTTCGACCTCGAGCTTTTCAATTCGCTCGACGATCGACTGTAACTGGTTGTTTGTGTTTGTCATTTTGGGCTTCCTTTTCGATTGCGTCGAGGATGAAAGCGGCCTGGTCGATGCAGAACTCGCACAGGCTCTCGCACCGGGGCGACCCAGCGTATTCGCAGAGAGCGGCAGCGATTGTTTCGATCATGTCCCCATCCTCAAAGGCAGAATAGCAGGGACGAAAAAAAGTTCAAAAAAGTTTCAGAAGGGGCTTGCAGGTAGAAGAAAGTTCTGGTAGAACTATTTTCATCAACTGAGGAGCCCAACATGACCAAGAAACTGACCAAGGAAGAAATCCAGCAGCTCGCCGCCGCTTATGCCGACGCCATCCGCGACGCCGTCACTCCCGACGAGTGGAATGAGATTGTCCGCCTCAACAAGATTTCCCCTGACAACAGCTATGACTTCACTCACGCGGTTGTGGACGGCAATCATTATATCTGCGCCGCCTACGAAGAGCTTTTTGGCGAAGAGCCTTCGCTTGACGAACAGAACATGTTCGACTTGACCGACGCTGTTGACTATGCCCTCGACAACTTCTTCGTCTAAGGAGACCAACATGACCAAGACCGTAAAGCCCCGCGTCAACGACGTGATCGTGATTGAGAAACGCTCGTCCTCGACGTCAGCCGACCTCAAGACCACCTACCACACGAGCTACACCTTTGCCTTGGTCGCGAAGGTGGACCGCAAGGGGATCGTGCAGCAGTTCAAGGCCTCTGAGAAGGCGCTTCCCTTCACGCTCGACCGCAATCAGCGCGTGATCACGATCACCGACCCTGAGCGTCAGGCTGATGCCCGCGAGGCATTCGCCGATCTCATTGAGAACTTCTTCCTCGACCTTGAAGAGGTTCGAAAGCTTATCCTCTACTACGGCGCCCGCAAGGCTGCATAAAAAAGTTCCCATCCCTGCAATTTTCCTGTTGCAGGGAGAACTTTTTTCTAGTAGAACTTAATTCATCGCAGAGATGCGGTGCAACCAACCAACCCAACGGAGCCCAACATGTCCAACCTCTCTCCCCTCGCCGACCGCTACGCCCTCCTCAAGGCTGACATTGAAGAGCTGACCAAAGAGCTTGAGAAGGTCCGCGCCGAGATCAAGGCCTCTGGCGTCGAGCGCATCGTCGGCGAGAAGGCCATCGTCGAGGTCGCCCTGTCGGAGCGTTCATCGCTCGACGCCAAGGCGGTCAAGGAGCTGCTCTCGCCTGAGCAGTTGGCGAGCGTCACGCGCATCACCCTCGTCGAGACGCTGCGCGTCAAGCCCAACGTCAAGATCACCGTCATCTGAGGAGCCCAACATGACCATCGCCAACTTCCGCCCCATCGTGAAGAGCTACTTCAGCTACACCGTCAAGTTCCCCCGCCCCAATCTGACTTGGGGCGTGGAGACCTTCGTCTTCGGCTCGCACGACGAGGCGATGCTGTTCCTGCGTGAGGCTCGCCGTCGCGGGCTTGAAATCGTCGGATGGTCGTCGGGAGACCTCTATACGGCGCAGCGCGCCCTCGACGACATTTCGCATTTCATGGGCAACAAGGCTGAAGAAATCATCTCGTGATCGTGAGGAGAACCAACATGAAAATCGAACTGAAGAACGTCAAGATCATGCAGTCCCTGTCTGAAGAGACGACCTGCTACTCCGCGACCGTCTATGTGAACGGGAAGAAGGCCTTCGCAGCGTCCAACCGTGGCTGTGGCGGCGCCGACGACTACCACGTCTTCGACGATGCGCTGTTCGCCGCTGCGGATGCTTGGGCTCGTGAACAGCCCTCCAAGACGTACTGCGACACGCTGATCCCATCAGACTTGGAGACCGTCATCGGCGATCTGCTCGACGCACATATGCTCGCGCAGGAGGTAAAACGGCTGACCAAGAAGATCGCCTTCATCAATGAGGGGAAAATCTTCACCATCAACCAGAAATACATTCCCGAGCTTCTGCCCAAGATCATGGCCCGTCACCCCAAGGCTGTAGTTCTGAACGCCCTGCCCATCGACGAGGCTGTCGCGGCCCTGCGTTTGGCTGCTTGAGGAGGCGAAAATGATCAGCAACCCCATCAACCTCGTGAAAGAGGAGGACGGAACCTACGTCCTCACCTACTTTGGCCAGACCGTGGGCTGGATACGCAAGGAGCCGCGCTTGCGGCTGTGGAGGGCTCTGAGCGTCCACGGCTCCATCATTCACCGCGCAAGCCTTGACGGCGCTCGCAAGGCTCTTTTGGAGGCGTATCACTAATGGACACAGCGACCCTCGCCCGCATCATGTCGGAACACGAAATCCGCCACCGCGACCTTGCCCTCATCGCAGACGTAACGCTGAGGACGGTGTCGCTGTGGAAGAACGGCTATGCCCCCATCCCGCGCGCCGTCGCCCTCATCCTCCACGCCGTCGACGAGGGCGTCCTGACTGAGAATTGGCTCGCCGACCACATTCGGGCCATGGAGCTGGCCCCGCGCGGAGAGCCTCTTGGGAGCCTCGTGGGCGACTTCTAGCCTTCGGCAGCACCCGACATACCAAAAAATCATTCCCCTGCCCTCAGCGGCCTTCTCTGGGCCTTCTGAGGGCATTTTAATAAAAAGGGGCCCGCGCTGCGGACCCCTCTCCCGCCGACTACGTCGACGCCTGCCCTCGCTTGGGCCTAGAAGGGGATCGGGTCGTCGATCGGCATCTTGCTGTCGGGGACAGCATCCAGCGGATCGCCAATCCTCGTCCGCACGCGCTCGACCGTCGCGCCCGGAAACGTCTGCTTGATCTTCGCCAATGCAGGGAAGCCGTGGATCAGGTTCCCGATCTCGTCGAGCGTGTACACGTCCACGAACCTGCCGTCAGCGATCACCTTGCGGGCGTCCTCAAGCTTGCGGACAATGGCCACGACCCGATTGTCGGGCAGGGCCAGCTCCCACACCTCCACGGGCCGCTGGGGGGCTCCAGCAGCCTCGGCTGCCTTGTCGAGGGCGCGCCATGCCGCAGCCATCCTCTTCGCCTCCCGCACCACGTCGCCCAGCTCCCCGTGCCAGATCGCCTGATTGAACAGATACCGCTGCCGGTCGAACTTGATCCGCAGCTCGGTCGACACGAGGAGCCGCAGCCGGTCCACGCCCCACTTCCCCTCCAGCTCGATCGCCAATGCGTCGACCTCGTCGACTTCCGCCTGGCCTGCGATGAACGTGCCGACCGTCGCATGCCATCCGGGCGTCGCCGGCGCCGTTGTCGGGATAGAAAACTCGCTGTTGCTGCCTGTCTTATCCTTAGCCATGTTGGACTCCTTCCTTCGTAGTCGGGGCGGAGGTCGCCCCGACATATACGAAGTATATGGGGTAAACCTCCGCAAACCTCCGCAAGCCTTTTCAATGACTTAACGTATGACCTCCGCAACCTCCGCAAATACCTCCGCATAATGATTTCAATGGCTTACGAGGCAACCTCCGCAACCTCCGCAAGACCTCCGCAAGACTTCCGCGACTTCCGCAGGGCTAATTTACGTTGTTGCGTTTAAGTTTAGGAGCGCACTTTTCTTTGCACTCCAGCATGCTTTTGCTGAACTCTTCAGCCTTAGTTTTGAAGTCGACATGGCTCGCTAAATCGTGAACGAAAACGGTGCTTGCATATACAAGCGCCGAGTATATTTCAGCCGGCTTCTGGTCATTGATGACTTCAATGATCTTTAGGGCCAGCTCGTACACATGGTCCGGGTCGAAATCTTCTTTTCTGAGCATGTTGGTCTCCTTCGTTTGGTGGAATTAGGGTGGGGGTAATTCCCCCTTCGGCCATCAGTAAAAGTTCCCGTCTTCGGGCTTCGGCAGATAGGCCCAGCGCGCCACATGCGCCGTAACCCTGATCAGGGTGTCCCAATTCTGCGTCGTGTTCTGCGGGAGCGGCGTCAGCCAGCCAAGTTCAGGACTGAACTTGCCGATGAAGCATTGACCATGCGCGGTCCAGAAAAGAACTTTAGCTTGAGGCGCGGGTTTTTGTTTATTCGCCCAAAACCACCACAAATCAGCGCCAGTCTCGGGCTCGACCTTTGGATCGGGCTCCGGCTTAGGTTTCGGCTTCTCCATCGTGCCAAGCGCGTACCCTCGCTGGCGCAGGTAATCAACCAACTGCTTTGCGCTGACCATTCCGAAATTCGGGGTACGAAGAAGCTCTGCCTTTGTATACGACAACAGCGTTCTGACATCGGTTATGTTTTCATTGATCAGGCAGGTGATGATCCTGTAGCTCAGGTCGTCCCTGAGATCTGCGATCTTCGTGTCGAGATTGAACTCAATCATGCTGGTCTCCTTTGGTTGGTTAGTTTGTTTTTCAGTCTATGCTTCCGACAACTTTCAGTCCCTGAAGCTTGGTGTTTTTGTCGCGCATCTCGTAGCTCAGGACGTCGTTTTGGAGCCACGTCTGGATCATCAGTTCAGCCGTCGCCTCGAGGATGTCGAACTGCTGCTTCATGATGGCTGCCGCGTACCTGCCCTGCTTGCGCGACTGCGGCATGGACGACCACGGTTTACCAGCGTTCCACGCGCT